TACCAAAATTAAAGGCAGAACAATACCTACGTGACATTATGGTCAAGTACAAGAACAAATTGGTATATGATGCCAATACAGGTGAAGTACGTGATGACCGTAAATATATGTCCATGTTGGAAGATTTCTGGTTACCACGCCGTGAAGGTGGAAAAGGTACAGAAATTACCACACTACCAGGTGGACAGAACCTGGGTGAGTTGGAAGACGTTAAATACTTCCAAAAGAAACTATATGGTGCATTGAACGTTCCTGTCTCCAGATTGGAACCAAACCAAGGATTCTCTATCGGCCGTGTTGCAGAAGTTACACGTGACGAATTAAAGTTCAATAAGTTTGTTGAGCGTTTACGTAATAAATTCTCCGAAGTATTCGATAACACATTAAGAATTCAATGTGTATTGAAAGGTATTTGTACCGCAGAAGAATGGGATTTGTTCAGAGAACACATCCACTACGATTACATCAAAGATAATAATTTCTCTGAACTAAAAGAAGCAGAGTTGATGACTAATCGTTTAACTTTGTTGGGTGCAATTGATCCATATGTTGGTTCATACTATTCACGTGCATGGATTCAACGTAATGTATTGCGTATGAATGACGATGATATTGAATTGATGGACGAAGAAATCGACAATGAGAAGGCAGCAGGTATTGGTATGCCTACCGATTTGACTAACCAAGTTGCACAACAGTCAATGATGGGTCAGGTAGATGCAGAGAATCAAGTGGCGATGGCCAAGGCAATGCCTAAAGATCCAGCACAAGGCGGTGGTTCTACAAGTTCATCATCCAAACCAGCAGCCAAATCTAAGCCAAAATCTAGTTCTCAACCAAAAGGTGATTTGAAACTGGAAGAACTTCAAGAAGAAACAACGTTTAATAGATTGAAGCGAATACTATAAATATTTTATTAGGAGAAAATAATGACAGACGCAACCAGAGCAATCGTAGATTACGCAGAAGAAGATAACGCAAAAGAAATGCGTAATGCTTTCTACAACGAATTACAGAACCGTGTAATGGCTCATATTGAGAATAAAAAAATGGAAGTTGCAAAATCAATGTTCAACAATTCTCAACAACAAGATTCAGTGGAACCTGTTGAGGATGAAGAAGTAACACCACAATAACAGGAATAAAAAATGGCGGCACCAATTACAACATATCAGGTTATAAAAGATACCACAGAACATGTGGTTATTAAACTAACTGGTTCTTTCGATAGTACCACACAAGAATCTAATGGTGTAAGAATTCAAGCAAACACTTTGTATGGTGCATTGGATTCTTCTAGAGCAAACCTATTATCATCCACAGCCAACACTGGACCATTATCTTATTATGGTCTAACTGTACACCGTGTTTGGTATGATTGCAGTTCAACAGGCGATGTTCAGTTGTACTGGAATGCAGCAACACCAGCAACAATATTCTACTTTAACGGTAACGGTGAATATGACGGCGCCGGTAACTGGGTAACAATTCCTAATAACACAAAAGGAACTACAGGTTCCAAGGGTGATATTGGTATTGTGACACGTGGTATGGTCGCCAATGATAGTTACACACTTGTGGTAGAGTTACGCAAAGAAAATGAATACTACCAACGTGGTCAATTGACTGATCCAGGTGCGTTCAACTACGGCGAATATAACGTTACTCCATAAAAGGTAAATAAATGAAACTGATTACCGAATTGACCGAAGAAGTCAAATACCTAACAGAAGAAAAAGATGGAAAGAAAACCCTTTATATTGAGGGTCCTTTCCTTGTATCCGAATGTGTTAATCGTAACAAGCGCATGTACAAAGAAGAAACTATGCGTACAGAAGTTGACCGTTACACAGAAGAATATATCACAAAGAATCGTGCCTTTGGTGAACTGGGTCATCCAGACACCCCAAGTATTAATCTAGACCGTGTTTCTCATATCATTACTGGTTTGAGACAGGAAGGTAATGTTTGGATAGGCAAAGCTAAAATTCTCGAAACACCTATGGGCAATATTGCCCGTCAAATCATCGAAGGTGGTGGCCAACTAGGCGTATCATCCCGTGGTTTGGGTTCTCTTAAAATGGAGAACGGGATTAATGTTGTTCAGAATGACTTTCATCTGGCCACAGCGGCAGATATCGTAGCTGACCCTTCCGCACCTGGTGCTTTTGTACAAGGTATCATGGAAGGGAAAGAATGGATGTTGGTTGATGGTAAATTTACAGAGATGGATTACGAAATTTCTAAGAAAAAAATCAAAGAAGCTTCAGTAAGAGATATCGAAAAAGTAAGTTTACAAATCTTTGAAAACTTCCTAAGAAAACTTTAATTATAAATATCCAATATAAAAATCAAGGAGATTTCCAAAATGTCAAAACTAAATCTAGCTGATGCCGCTAAAGCAGTTCTGATGAACGAAGGCGCAAAAGAAATTTTTGATGCCAATAGAGGTTCAAAACAACACACTGGTGGTACAGGCGGTAAAGCCCCACACGGCGAAGCAGGAAAAGATAAACTTTCCACAAGCATCGTTACAGGACAAAAAGATGCAGGTGAAGTTGCCGGCGTAGTTGATAAGAAAGACGACAAGGGTGGTGATTACACCAAAGGCGTTCCAACAGCAACAGCTCCAGGTGCAACTCCTCCATTGGGTTCTCAACCTGCACAGAAGTTGTCTGGCCCAGCAGAAACACAAGGTTCAGCTCATACAGTTAGCCAATCAGATCCAACATCTTACGAAAACATTCGTGACCGTGTTAAGGCAAAATTGGCAAAACAAACTTTCCAATCTAATCCAGGTGCCACATTCCAATCTTATGCTGAAGAAAAAGTAGAAGAAGAAGAAGTGGTCGCAGAAGAAAAAGAAGAAGGTCATGAGGATGAAGCTCAAGACAAAGCACTCATCAAGAAAATGATGAAGAAAAGCAAAATGAAAGAAGAAGTTCAATCTGATGTTGACGCACTTCTTTCTGGTGAAGACCTATCTGAAGAATTCAAACAAAAGGCAACTACCATTTTCGAATCGGCAGTTATTGCACGTACAGCATCTTTGATGGAAGAAGTTGAAGAAGCATTGTTCGAAGAATTCCAGTCAACCGTAGAACAAGTTAAAGAAGAATTAGCTCAGAAACTTGACGACTACATCGGTTATATGGCTGAAGAATGGGTTAAAGACAATCAATTGGCTATCGAATCTGGTCTACGTGCTGAAATCGTAGAAGACTTTATCGGTGGTCTAAAGAACTTGTTCGTTGAACACTACATTGATATTCCAGAAGAAAAGGTTAACGTTGTTGAAGAATTGACAAACAAGATCGAAGAATTGGAAGCACAAGTCAATGAGCAGATCCAGTCCAATGTTGCATTGCACAAATCTGTTAACGAACACAAAAAGAATGAGGCTGTACATGCAGTATGTGAAGGCCTGACGCAGACACAAGTAGAGAAAATGAAGTCACTCGCAGAGGGTGTGGAATTTACTACTGATGAAGAATTTGCAGATAAATTGGTAACTCTACGTACATCGTACTTCACAGAGTCTACCGTTAAACCTGCTAATATTTCTGCATTGAACGAGGAAGTAATCGTAGAAGAAGACAAGAAACCAACAACCGTTTCTGTTGATCCTACAATTGCTGCCGTAGCATCCGCACTATCAAAAACTAAAGTAAAATAAATAAATATTTTACATTATAAAAATAACAACAAGGAGTAATTTCTAATGTTTATGTCAGAAGAACTACAAAACAAATGGGCACCGATTTTGGAACACCCAGAATTGGAATCCATTAAAGATCCATACAAGAAAGCTGTTACAGCAGTTATCTTGGAAAACCAACAACGTGAAATGGCTGCAGCTGCATCTCAGTTGCACGAAACAGCACCTACAATTTCTGGTGCTCCAACTAACGTTACTGGCGCTGGTGTACAAAACTTTGACCCAATCTTAATCAGTTTGGTTCGCCGTGCATTGCCTAACTTGATCGCTTATGACGTTGCTGGCGTTCAGCCAATGACTGGTCCTACAGGTTTGATCTTTGCAATGCGTGCTAAGTATAATGCACAAGGTACTGCTGGTAGCGGTGATAGCAACGAAGCATTCTTCAACGAAGCTAACACAGTATTCTCTGGTGGCTTGTCTAAGGCAAACCCATTCGGTTTCGCTGGTACAGACGAAACAATTGATACTGCTG